GAAAAGGTCCAAGAAAAATTACAAGAATTATCTGATAATAGAAAAATCGAAATAAAAATTTGATTTCTAATGATCAAAATAAAATACTATAATGGATAATATGGATAATATGAAACAAAAAGACATTAAAAAAAAAATTAAAGAAGCAGAAAAATATATAGATACAATTGATCAGAAATTACATAATGAAGGGATAAATAAACTAAACCGTTTAGATATTATTAAATCTATAATAGTTAATATTTCGAATGATGATTATAATAATGATTTACTAAAATTAGAAACATTCTCTTTTATAAAAGAATTATTAAAAGAAGTATTATACATTATACCTAATTCGGAAATATCACAACAATTATTTATGTTTTACGGTAGTAAGATCCTAAAAAATTCATTGGATCAATTTTATACGCCCATTTCTATATCAACATTTATGAATAGTATAGTAATTAAAAATAAGAAATATTTAGATCCTGCAGCCGGGACAGGTGATTTACTAATTAGTTTTACAGGAGATATTAATCTATGGGAAATAAGTAAAGATGCGATTGAAATGGCTACATTAAATTATTCTATGAACAATAAAATTATGAAAATAAATCACACTAATTCTCTTATGAGTGATATAACAAATTATTATGATTATGTTATTATGAATCCCCCTTTCGGAACAAAAACGGTTGTTAAAGACAAAAATGTATTAAATAAATTTGTATTAGGTAAAGGACGCGATAAACAAGAAATAGGTATTTTATTCTTAGAATTAAGCTTAAAATTACTAAAGGAATCTGGTATATTGATGGCTATATTACCTGGTGGATATTTAGGAAATAGTGGTAATAAATATTTAAGAGATTATATTATCGATAATACGCGTATATTGTCAATCATTAAATTACCATCCGCTACATTTTCAAGAAGTGGTACAGGTGTTTCTACATATTTGATCATTTTAAAAAAAGCTACTATTAAAAAAGATTATAATATACACATATCAGAAATAACTGAAATAGGATACGAACTAAATAAAAAAAATACACCAATTAAATATAAAATTAATTCAGATGGAGAATATATAATAAAAGATAAAAATCTAGTTATAGAAAATGATTTTATAGAATTAACAAAAGAAATACAAAAATTTTCATTTGATAATAATATCGATGGTTTAGATAGTAAAGATATACCCATTGAATATGATAAATGTAAATTATCAGATATATTAAATGATAAAAATCTTGTAATGGAGGTATTTAGATACACTAAAACATACAGAAAATTAATACATAATTTATTAGAAAATAAAAATATTCCACTACACAGCTTTTGCGTTCACGATGTGGATTATTCATTTAAAATAGATAAAAATTTAGAATATACATATGTAGATATTTCAGAAATAAATACTCCATTATATAACGGGAAAAAAATACTTGGCTCTCAATTACCAGGTAGAGCAAAAAATAAAGTTAAAAAAAATGATATAATAATTTCTAGACTTAGAGGAAATATCTCATATACAGTTATATTAGAAGACGATATAATAGTAACAAATGGTGTTTGTGTTATAAGACCCTTAGACATTAATAGCGTGTTAATAATATTGTCAAATTTGAACAGCGAAGATTTTAAAATTCAACATCAATCATTAACAACTGGTAGTATTATGGAATGTATTTCTGATACTGATATAAAAAATATATTAATTAATAAAGATAATGATATAGTAAAATATAAGAAAGTTTATGATTCTATGCTTACATTAAAAGAATTATTATAGAATATCCCATATTAATCATTTAATTTAAGAGATGTCACTGTTTCAAAAGTTCTTTTCTTAGTAATTCCATCATTTCCGGGTTATATTTGCACAATTGAGCGATCTGTTTTACGCGTTCTTTTTCACTATATCCTCCTTGTTGACGGTTAGATTCTCCAAATCCCCAATACATATTTCTAGCCAAGAATCTGTCGTGTGGATCACGGTGACATATTTCTATATAATTATCTTTACTCGCGTAATTAGATGAATAATCTAATACATCAATTTCTTTCCCCGACCATTTGCACTTATGAATTTCGGAACATTCTGACGCATTTAATCCAAGATTTTTTATTACATTTTGTTTTATTTCTGGATCGATATTTTTAAAACAGATAATTTGACGGATCATTTCTTTCATTGTATCTACTAATTCAGATGGTAAACAGAAATCTTTAGGACGGGTTCCGATTGGTAGTGTGAAATTAATACTATTTTTGTATTCTTCATATGAATATGAATCGGGTATAGGTGGTGTCCACCTAGAACATCGGTTAAATATCATGTTGTTAATTCTTTTTGTAGGGTGATTTCTTAGTTCTTCAATATTATAATTAAGAATCGTCTGTATCGTATCACAAGGAGCTCCCTGTGGAGTGTTAAGTTGTCCGAATTTATCACTCAATATTTTCGAGATAATATCTTCTGTTGGTAAAGATTTTACAAGCTTATTTACTTTAGAATTGAACTCTAAAACCCCTTCCCTCTCTGTAAACTCTGATATCTTTAGTTTCCCTTCTGGCGGATACCAATTTAGATCACAAATGTATTCACCTTCTATACGACATTTTTTACAGAATTTAAAATCCTCTTTTAAGACAATGTATTTACGGTCTGGTGAGGATGTAAACTGATTTACTATAATATAATCTTCATTGATTTCAGTAATAATACTAGGGACATTAGCGATAAACCATTCTTTATTTTTAGATATAGAATCTTTAGTCTTGTAATGGACCGCTAATGTTTTTTCGGATTTGATATAATCTCCTATTTGAAAATCCATATAGCCTTTTCGTGTTGACAGAAACTTTTATTTTATGATTTTATTATCTTTTTATTTTCTGTGGTTTATTTATTTTTACTGCAAATAATGTATCTAAGAATCAAATTTAAAAGAATGGAATAACTTATGATGATTTAATGAAATGTAAAAAGTACCATAAAAGATATACCAAAACAAACATATCATAAATTATTCATATCAGAGAGCGAAACATATAAACCCCAAAACCCCGTAAAAAGATATTAAAGAAATATAAAGAGTAGGTGTTTTAAATGTTTAAAACTTTTTTTAAATAAATAACTCTTTAAGATTTAATAAAATTCATCAAGTAATTTAAAATTTATTTACCTTTATTTATTAAATGGGTATCCCTGTGTTTTTTAAAACTTTAGTTGAAGATTTTAATGATATTCTCTTACCTATGAATCACATTAGAGTGAATCATAATTTATTCTTGGATCTTAATTGTTTAATTCATCCCTGTTGTAATGAAGTAGCTAAGTTTGATCCTAAAGAAGATTTAATGATCAGTAATATTATTCATAAAATAAATGAATTAATCCTATTAGTCAATCCTCAAAAAACTATCTTTATCGCTATTGATGGGCCTGCCCCTAAAGCTAAAATGATTCAACAAAGAACTAGAAGATTTAAAAGCTCTTTTGAAGAAAAACCTTGGGATACTAATGCTATTACTCCTGGAACTAAATTTATGAATACTCTAAATTCTGAATTAAAATCATATTATGCGAAAGATAAAAGAATTCTTTTATCTGATTCTTCCGAACCTGGTGAAGGTGAACACAAAATTTTACAATTTATGAAAAAATATTGTATTAATGACAATAATGTTGTTTATGGATTAGATGCTGATTTGATTATGTTGTCTCTGGTTTCTAAAGTTGACAGAATTCTTTTATTGAGAGAAAGAACTGAATACAATTTTGAAGAAATAGATGATGAATATCTCTTTTTAGATATTGATTCTCTTAAAAAGAATATCACTTCTTTAGTTAAAAATGTTCCTAAAAATATTATGATTAATGATTACATTTTTATGTGTTTTCTGTTAGGCAATGATTTCATCAAAAATAGTCCTTCATTAAATTTAAGATATAATGGTTTAGACTATCTTTTAGAAACATATCGTGAATTACAACAAAAATATCATTGTGGTTTTTATTTAATTGATGAATCACAACCAACTATTATTCATTTGTTTTGGTTTAAAGAATTTATCAAAGAATTATCAATTAAAGAAACTCAACGTTTAAAGAGAATTCATCTAATTCGTTGTAAACAACATAAGAAGTTTACTGCTATGTACAAAAGTGATTCATCTGATAAAGAAGATCTAATGAAACATAAACCCATTCTTTTTATGGATCAAGAAAAAGAAGTCTTTTCAGATTTTGATAATTGGATTTATAAATATAATCTTTATACAACAACTAATTCTTTCTCTATTAATAATGCCTTTGTTCATTTAATTCAAGAATCTGTTCATAAGGTATGTGAAAATTATTTAGAATCTTTAGTTTGGACTGCTCATTATTATTTTAAAGAATGCTTCGCTTGGGATTGGTGTTATCATTTTGAACACGCACCCACTCTACACGATTTTTATAATTATCTTTTAAAAGATAACTTTTATTTTGAGCCATATTCTCAACCATACTCTGCCGTTGAACAATTAAAATTGGTTCTCCCTTATAAAAGTCTTTATCTATTAGAAGAAATTGGTGAAAAAATATCAGATGATAAACTATTCCTTTATCCTAAAGAAGTTAAACGCGAATATTCATTTATGAAACGTTATGATTGGGAATGTCATCCTATATTAATCCCTATGTTATAAAATTTGATATTTAAGAATATTTTTATTTCCTTATATAACTAGTTGTAATGGATCTTCTTGATATTACAAAAGAAAAAAATAAAAATGAATATTCAGAAAAACTCAATAATTATGTTTCTGATATGTGTTATAATAAATCATATGAATCAAGAGAAGATTATGATAAACATACCAATATTTTCAGAAAGAAATACAAATTTGTTCCTAAAAAAACCGATATTATAAAATCTTACAATTCTCTTTTAAAAGAAGGACTCATTGAGCCAAATCCTTCATTTTATAAATTCTCTATGAAAAAGATAGGGAAAAGTTCTTCTGGTGTTTCAGTTATTACTATTTTAACCTCTCCTACACCTGAATATATAAATTTTAATGGTGATAAAGTTAAACAATCTTTCAGTTGTGGATGCTCTTGTGCCTATTGTCCGAATGAACCTGAGATAAGACTCAATCTTCACATTACAGAATATGATAATAAATTCATTTATGTTTCATGTTCTGATAAAGATGATATTGATAATCTACAAATTATTCGTGTTCTTTCTTATCTTATACATAATGATATAGAATATAGAGGATTTCAGTGTTCAGAGTTTAAAAAGAATTCTTTTAAAATTACCTTTGATGATATTATTCCGAATGATTTTATAATTGGTGATAAAATTATAGGTGTTAAAATTGAGCAACCTCGTAGTTATCTCAACGATGAACCTGCTGTCTTGAGAGCTAATATGATGGATTTTGATTGTTTTCGCCAATTTAATGATAGAGCTCTTTCTCTAATGAACTGTGGTCATCCTATCGATAAAATTGAAATTATTGTCCTCGGTGGTACTTGGGATCATTATCCATTAGAATATCAATTTGAATTTATCCGCGATATCTATTATTCCGCGAATGTCTTTTCTGAACCAGATAATAGAAAAAGACTCTCATTAAATGAAGAAATTAAAATAAATGAAAATGCTACACATCGTATAATCGGCTTGACTCTTGAAACTAGACCCGATTGTATAACTAAAAAACAAATTAAAAAATTAAGAGAAATGAATGTTACTCGCGTTCAGTTAGGTGTTCAGCATATTGATAATGATATATTAGAAGCTATCCAAAGAGACTGTACTATTGAACAAGTTATTACTGCGAACCGATTACTCAAAGACAATGGTTACAAAGTTGATTGGCATCTTATGCCTGATTTACCCTGTAGTTCTGTTGAGAAAGATCTATCTATGTTTAGAGAACTCCTAGGATATAAAGATAAAATTGAACTAGATAAAAACTATACTTTGTATGAATTATTTAGACCAGAACTACAAGCGGATCAACTCAAAATATATCCGTGTACAACTGTTAATTTCACAGAAATACAAAAATGGTATAATAATGGTACTTATAAACCATACAGTGAAGATGAAAAAAAACTTATCCAAGTTATACAATTTATTAAAACTCATATGTTTTCCTGGATAAGACTGAATCGTATTATTCGCGATATTCCGAATAATAATATTATTGGAGGTAATAAAAATGTGAATCTTAGACAAAAAGTTCTTAAAAAGATGAATGATGAAGGTGTAACATGCGACTGTATACGTTGTCGTGAAATAAAGGGTAAAAATAATCAGAATCTTCAAGAAGCAGAAATCTTCATTGACGAATATAATGATATATTAGCTACTGAATACTTCATTAGTTATTGTAGTCCCTGCAAGAATCATCTTTACGGATTCATCCGTTTAAGGATCAATGATTTCACTAATGAAAATGTTGTTTATAATGAATTTAGTAATTATGCCTTTATTAGAGAACTCCACGTTTACGGACTTCTTGTGAAACACGATAAAAAAACTAATGATCATTCTTATCAACATAAGGGTATAGGAACTCTTTTACTCAATAAAGCAGAACAAATCTGTTTAGAAAGAAGTGTTTATAATATTGCTATTATTTCAGGCGTAGGCGTTCGCGGATTTTATAAAAAGAAAGGTTATACTCTTAAGAATAACTATATGATCAAAAATATTAAAAAGATTGATTCGTTTAATTTAGAAACGATTCTTACGATTGGTATCTGTTTATTGATTGTAAGTATTATATATGATTTATTTCTCAAATAAATATGAGTATTCTTCTGTACATTTCTCATCATAAAAAGTTGCTCTTAATGTATTCCCCGAACACTCCATCGTACATACACCTAAATTCGGTGAAAAATATTCTAATTCGCTTTTATCATCATTTAATTTGCTTAAATATACATTATAATCATATCTTTCTCCTCCTGTTCCACATACTATTAATGGAATTTTTCGTTTTTTTAATGGTTTCATTATTAAACTTTTACAATGATCGTGTCCACATAAATACATATCTATATCTGTATTATTTCCTAAATCTGTAAATAATTCTTCTAATTCTGGAAATTCTGCCGAACCGTGTTCAGCTACACTTCTCCAAGTATGATGACCTACCAATATTTTCCATTTTTTCTTACTCTTTTTTATCGCATTTTTTATATATTTTCTTTGTTCTTTAATTAAATCGAATGATATTCTGTCAAAGTTTGTATCTAATACAAAAAATTCTATTGGTCCCTTTGTATGTGTATAAAAACGTGATGGCATTATCCATTTCCCACCCTTTTTTTGTGATTCTTTATGATAATCTAACTGACTCTTTGAATTATCTCTGAATAACATCTGATTTATACCTCTGGGTAATCCGGTTGAAAAAAATGGTGAATATCCATAATCGTGGTTTCCTAAACACATATACCATTTAATATTATTCGGTAATCCCTTGTATGGTTTCTCAAAATTTTCCTTAAATAATGGATCTTCAATATTATTACACCCATCCGGATAAATATTATCACCTAGTCCCTGGATAAAAGAATACTTTTGTTTTTTCATTATCTTCTTCATAGAATCGGCCACCTTATATTGTTCTTTTGTCCCTTTTCCCATATCACCTATGATTATGAAATTAATCTTCCCACTACTTTTTGTTTTCTTTTTCGTTCTCTTCATAATATATACTATATATTATAAATGAATAATACAAGTTATAAAAAGAAAATTAATAAAACTAATAAAACTAATAAAACTAATAAAACTAATAAAACTAATAAAACTAATAAAACTAATAAAAAGAATTCTTCTAAAGAATCTAAAATTAATAAACTATTCAAAAAATATGCCAATAACAAAGGAATTCTTTCTTATTATGATTTCAAAAGATTAGTTAAAAATGAATTTCATTTGAATTATTCTAATTCTGTTTATAAGAGCGCTTTACATATGTGGGGTTCTTTAAATAATAATAAACGAATCTTTACTAAAGAAAACTTTCATAATATGTTTATTCATACAGATGGTAAAGAAGGATTTTTTAGATTTATTTATATCTAATCTTTTATTATAGAATTATGAGCTATGATTACATTATTGTCGGTGGCGGTATTTCAGGATTATTCTTATCATATCAGCTATCTAAAGATTCTAATAAAAGTATTCTTTTATTAGAGGCAACTAATAAATTAGGTGGAAGATTAGATTCTTATACTGAAAATGGTGTCTCTATGGAATTGGGTGGTGCCAGAATTTGTGAAACTCATACAAAATGTATGAACCTCATTAAAGAAATGAATTTACATAATAATTTAATTAGACTCCCCAGTAATGATCAAATTGTTACTAAAATTAAAGGCCCCAAAATAAATCTTAAAAATTTATATAAAGAAGTCCTTAAAGGATCCAAAGATTATACAAAAAAGTATTTAAAGGGCGTTACATTTCAACAGTTGTGTTTTGATATCTTGGGTCAAGAAGTTACCGAATCTATGCGCGAAGCATTCGGTTATGATTCAGAATTTATTCATCTAAACGCATATTCTATGATTAAAATGTTCGGTAAAGATTTATTAATTGATTCTGATTTCTTTGTTTTATCTTCTGGTATTTGTTCATTAATTCATAATTTAGAAATCAAAATTAAAGATAAAGTTGAAATTCAATTTGATACTCCCATTATTGATGTCGGAACCAATTTTGTCCTTGTTAAAAATGGTAAAAGAGACCAAAAAATATATGGTCATAAAATAATCTTATGTGTCCCTCAAAAAAGTATTATTTCTTACCCATTCTTCAAAGAAAAAGAATTCTTTCATAGTGTTAAACCAATCCCATTATTACGAATTTATGCTAAATATCCCATCAATCAAAAGGGCAAACCTTGGTTTCACGGTATCAAAAGAACTATCACTGATAATTACATTCGTCATATTATTCCTATTGATTATTCTTCTGGTTTAATTATGATCTCATATACTGATGGAGATTTAGCCTGTATGTGGAATAATTTAGCCAAAATTGGCTCTACCAATAAAGAATTAATCTCCAAATTACACAAAGAAATAGATTCTCTCTTTAAAATTAAACCTCCCGATCCTGAATTTGTTAAGGTCGCATTTTGGAATGAAGGTGTACATATGTGGAAAGCGGGATACGATATGAAAGAAGTTTATCAAAAAATATTACATCCGGAACCTAAAATATTTATTGCCAATGAAGCCTTTTCTCAACATCAATGTTGGATAGAAGGATCATTAGATATGTGTTATGATGTTTTAGAAGAATTAGATCATAATCGGTATAAAAGAACTATTCCTGATAGAAAGAAAAGAACTCCTAAAAGAACATCAAAAACTTTTACAATTGATGAAGTTCTTAAAAAAAAAAATTGGATTATTCTTGAAGTAAAAGGTAAAAAAAGAATCTATGATGTTGGAAAATGGTTAAATTCCCATCCAGGCGGTTCAGGCAATCTTAGAAAGGGTATTCAAGCTAATAAATTTTATAAAGATCCTAAAAAATATCCCCAATCTCCTATATCTCTATGGAAATCTATTTCTGCTCATAAATCCGGTAATGTTATGAAAAAGATGCTTTTAACCGATAATGAATATGTTAAATATATCGGGTTATTAAAGATTAAATAAAAGATAATTTTGTCTTTTCCTGGTTCAGGCTACTGCCACGGTATCACTTATCTCACGTAAGCTACTGTTTCAGTTGTGGTCGGGTAGGTTTATAAGCCATATTCAGCCTCCTTTTCGCATAATCTATCGATTCTTCTGCCACGGTTCGCTTGTCCCCTCCCTGTTTCCAATCCTTTATTTTATCTAATATCCAATTTTTTGATGCTATTGGTAATGATTCCGCAACCATATTAATCAGTAGATCTTCCTCACCCATTTCTGCGAAATCTTCCAACGATGCATCACCTAAAAATTTCAATGATCTTTTTATATCATCAATACTTATACCACGGCCACCTTCATCGGCGCTAGCCTCCATCGGCTCCGGTTCATCTTCTTCATCCTCATACTTATCCTCACTCACATCCTCTTCCCTATCTTCATCTTCTGAAAACTCATCCAAATCCACCCCCAGCCCTCCCTGCTCAACGGGCGCGGCATTTACGGGGGCGTCCCCCCCCTCTTCTCCCTTTTCTTTCATCCAAAATTCAAATATTTTGTTTTTCAATACGATACCCACATTCTTACTGGCTAAATATGCCACCAATTGATCACCATCCATTTTTATTATTTCTCCCGCAAGCTTTTTCGGATCTGGTTCTTCAACAATACTAGATAACTCTATTATTGATTCATTGACAGATGATAATTTATTAAAAAATACTTTCCCTGTTTTTGGGTCTATTCCCTTTACTATCCTTGCTGTGGCGTGTATACCGGCTTCTCTCTGCTGCTTTCGAGATAGGTGTCCTAGAAAGTGCCCCTGTATTTTCGTCGCCGCGATTTCACGCTCTTTTTCTTCCGCACGATTGCCCATCAGCTTCGTCGCATTCATATTCATTTTTTTTTTAAACTCACCCTTCTTCATAGTTAATCTTTCATACGCATATACGTGTGGATATTTTCTTACCCCAGGTGTAATTTCAAATTCAGCACGCCACCGGTCTCTCCCAAGGATATCTTCGTTCCAGCATAATCCCCCCAGAACAGTGGCGTGCTCCTTTTTATCGCGTACCAAAACTACTCGTACGCCCTTTTTATCCTCGAGTAAAGTTATATCTGATATTAAACCATACGGTATCATTCTTGTAGTACGCACTGCTCTCTTAAGTTTCTGTTCATTCTCTACAAGGGCCTCCATAAATGGGGTGTGAAGCACCCACCCATTATCATCATCTATTTCCTCAAAATCACGCCAGACTATCATTTTCTCGCGAGTTTCTCTCCAGATTTCATCAAAAGAATCTTCCCAACCTGACCCCGCCGGAGCCCGTTTTGCCTTAGCGAATGGCAGGTCCAAGGCCTTCAGGATCTCGCGTACTTCTGTTTTATTTCTTTGTTCGTATCCCTTTGTATGATCCCAATACCGATTGACATTACTAAAGTCCCCAATAGGTCTTCTAAGGCTTCGTGTATCAAATCCCTTTTTCGGACCAAAATATAACCCCTTACATCCTATAACCAGCATCCATCTACTCCCGTCAAGTGTCCATGTCGAGTCGAAAATATTTTTTAAATTATCACACTCTGGAAGCAGTCCTCTATCTTTTTCTTCTTTATAGTGAAGTAATGCTGCCACCCCCCTTATAACATTATATTCGTAACTTGATGATTTACCATCTATGTAGGAACGTACATCCTCGGTATATGTGTCTAATTCCTTTTCTAATTTTGTTTGTCTTTCTTTTTCTTCCCTTTCTTTTTCTTCCCTTTCACTTGGTTCTAAACCTTTGACCCCCCCTTGGTCATCAGGTTCTGGCTCTGACTCAAAATTAGCTGCCGGGTCTACCCCATATGGGGTGAAACTCATCAAAAGAGGACGTCTAGGATCTTCAATCATAGCCTTCACTCCACGTATTCCTTTACCAGAAGTAGAAATACCATTAACACTCCGTATAATCAAACTGCCATTCTCTGTACTCATATCTAATCTTGCTGCCGGTGTGTCGGACCTGATATCCGTTACCTCACACCGTATCACTCCCCTTGTCAATTTATCAACTATCAGTCTTATATTTAAACCAAGATCTCCATCTTCTGTGAAATTCACAAAAAATTCTCCAGGAATAAGTTTTGATTGTGAACTCTCAGTTACTACTTGTTCATCGAATTCTGGAACCGAGTCTCCCTCATCTGTATCAGATGCCTCTGCTACACGAGCTACCACCTCAGAATCGTCCTCCCCCTCATCTGTATCATTTGCCTCTGCCACCTCAGGATCGTCCTCTGCCTCCTCCTCATTTTGAGGTGTGCGAGGTGTGGGAGCCGCGGAAGATGGGGCATTGGTCTCACTCATTTTTCTCTCTATTTTCTTTATTTGATCTACGACTGTAGCGCGGAACCCCACGGCCTTTTGCCTGCTATCCCATGATAGCTCTTTGAACTCTTTACTTGAAGGTTCTAACAGAGCTACCGCCTCCTTGTAGGACTGTAACGCTTCTTCATCCTTACCACCCCTTAACGCATCCGTACCCAACTTTACTAAGTGTTTAAATTGTTTTAATTCATCTTCCTTCTCACGCTCTTTCTTCTCAATATCTTGGACCATTCTCCTTACATTTGGCATACCACCCTTTAACTTTTTTGATGTTTTCCGCTTTTTTGAATTTCTTTTCTTAAGGTTCTTTCTACGCTTAGATTTTCCAACAACTTTACGATTAGATTTTCTAACAACTTTACGATTAGATTTTCTAACAACTTTACGATTAGATTTTCCAACAACTCTACGCTTAGATTTTCTACTACGACTTTTTCTTCTAATATTCCGATTACTTTTCATTTATATATTATATAGATAATAAGTTTATCTTATCATTTTATTTTATTAAGATATATTATATATAATGGAAGAATTATCATATTACAATTTAGATGATTTAATCAATAAAGTAGCTTTGGGTGAATTAGATATTCATAGACCTATTGAATTATCAAATAGTGTTCATAATCAGAAGTTTGAAATATCTTTCCTACAACACTTACTTATGATTTGTAAAAATGAAGGTTTCTCATTAGTTCATTTATTATCTATGATACACTGTCAAATAAAACAAAACATCTTAGAATTAATACAAGAAAACGCTTTTGTTAGACATATGGTTCAAAATACATTAAATGAATGGAGATTAGAAATATCTCCGTTTGATATTTTTAAAGATGGATTAGATGATCTTGAAGATGTTAATCAAGAAGAACTTTTTGAATATCAACGATTAACAGATGAAAATAGAGTTTTAAGAGAAATAGAAACATCATTAAATGATTTAGAAGAAGAATTATCAGATAGAACTGTTGTTTTACAAGTTGTTCCAAATAAAGAAAAAGTTAGACATCTCGATAGAAGGATAAGGGTTCTTCACGGAGGATGCTATGATTGTATGACCAGAATACAAGAAACTATGAAGGAATTAGAAGAAAAAACGAAAGCAATTACTCCTACATATAGTCACGTATTATTGGATTTAGCAATGAAACAAAAACCATCTTATCTTGAGTTTTATAAGAATTCTTTTAGTGAAGAAGATAATTCTTCTATTACTATGTTCATTAATGAACGCAATCAAATTGGTATTCCTAATAAAATTCATAATATTTATATGAATTATTGTTTAATTGTGAATATGGTTAGAAAAGAATTTGAATATCTTAATCACGTATTTGCTCAATTAAATCAAAAAGCTGAATCTAAAACAACTATGATGACACAATATGTTGATGGATTAAATATGGATGATTTAATTCACGATATAGAAACTCAAGAAATGATACAAGAAAAAAATAGAGAACCCACTATGTTTGAACAATTATCTCAAATGTTGGCTTCATCTGTTCAGACTCAAGATAAAGAAGGATTATCTGAATTAACCAAAGATGAAATTGATTCTGGATTAACTTCTGATGATACTCAAAAAGAAGAGGTTAAAGGTGGTTCATTTTTTTAAAAAGATTCACTATGCGGTCGTTTCATCTTCCTCTTTTGTTATTTCTTTCCGATCAATACACTATCCTCAAACGGAGTGTTTTTGAGTATCTTTTTGTCCTTCTCCCTAGCTCTCATCTCCTCTTCTAGTTCTATTCGCAAAGCCTCTGCTTCCTTCTCCCTAGCTTCTTGTTCTTTTCGCAAAGCCTCTTCTTCCTTCTCCGCTTTCTTCTTCTCAGCTCTCTTCCCCCTGTTTTTTAGTATGTTGCCTATCTCGGAAAAAACATCAGTGACGCTTAACTTAGTGGGTGCAACGGGCGTAATACCTTGTACTGGAGGACCGAAACGTTGTACATTTAAATTGAAGCCAGGAGATCCTCCCTTTCTTCTAACAATTCTTTTAGTATTTTTTCTTGTAAGTTTCCTTGTATTTTTCCTTGTAAGTTTCCTTGTATTTGTCCTTGTAAGTTTCCTTGTATTTTTCCTTGTAAGTTTCCTTGTATTTTCCCTTGTAAGTTTCCTTGTATTTTTCCTTGTAAGTTTCCTTGTATTTTTCCTTGTAAGTTTCCTTGTATTTTTCCTTGTAAGTTTCTT